ATTATCGTTATCGGAAGTAATAGATACTTTTGTGTTCTATCAGTTCCTCTAAACGATTGCCGATGGCTTTCCCATACACACTACGAATTAGATTTGTTGAGCTGTGCCCTAGTTGGGCTTGCAGGTTCTTTTCGCTAACTCCTGAGGCTAAACTATGGCTCGTGTAGTTAAGTCTAGCATGATGAGGAGTTAAGAGAAATGGCAGTCCTAGTGCCTCTGTAGCTTTCTTAAAGATATTCTTTATTGCTACTCTTGATACTGGTTGATCACTACAGCGTTTCGATTGAGCTACATAAGAGTTCTTTGGGAAGCCTACAGCTGACCACTGGTGGAATAAGAGCTCTATAGTGTCTCTATCGGTAACTATTACGTCTCTTATACTTGTCGCTGTCTTAGGCTCGTGTAGAGCTCCCATATGTTCATCAAATGTCTTTGTTATCTTTAGTACTACATAAGAGCACTGGTGGTATTCCCTTTGAGGAACTAAAGTGTGTTCTTTAGTGTACCAAAGGACATCGCACCACTGTAAAGCAAGAGCCTCTCCTATTCGTAGTCCTGAGTTAAACAGTAGGCGAATAAAGTAGTACCAGTAGTTAGGCTTCAGGTAGTCGAATAGCTGGGCTACTTGCTCTCTTGTGAGTGCTTGTTTGGATCTTGTAACGTGTGCCTTTGGTGGCTTCCTTAGCTGTGTAGAGAAGTCCTTAGTGGTTAGCTCATCGTAGTAGAGCTCCTTTAGGGTTCTCTTAAGCAGTGCTATACTGACCTTTTGTGATGTCTTTAGTGTATTGATGAAATGCTGTAACTGTAGTCGTGTTAAGTCCTCTACTTTTGTGTCTCTAAAGAATGGTATAAAGTGCTTCTTAATGAGGGCTCTATAGGTTCTTAAGGTGCTATAAGAGTACTCACTTTCTTTATACTTTAACCATTCATTAATGTATTCTAAATATGTCATTAAGTTCACCTCTTTAGAATACCTAAAGAGTACTTTACTACTCCTTAAGTATATCATTAAAGGTGTATGGTTCGGAAGTAATTAAGAGTATCTAATAGTATTCTTATAGAGTTCCTTTAGTTTGCTAAACTTCGTTAGTTAAAACTAAAAAATCTATAAGTTTCTTATTGCTGTCTTAAGAGTTAATAACTAAATTAATTGTCTAAATAAGCCTATTAGTTTTCTTGAGAAGCTATTGACATAGATGTCTCAAGTTGTCTAATAGATAGACTTTAGTTAAAACTAAAGAGAGCTAGAAGATACTCTTCTATCTCGTGGGTACATTGAGAAATAATCATAGAGCTATGTCAATAAGTTATACATAGGAGTAACTTTAGAGGGCTATAAGAGAGCTCCTATATGGGAGCTATAGGTGTGCTTATAGAGATACTAAAGAGTTCCTATAGTACTCTTATTTATTTCTGTCTTTTAATAAACCATCAGCCTCTATGGCGATTTTTATTGAGCGTGTGTAGAGGCTTGTGTCATTCCTTAGGTATAAATACCTTAGACAATATCTAGGCGACAAAATAAACCTCTGTGCATGCTTAATAGCCACAAAAACCCTAAAGAAATCGTTCTGACTTCCTTAGGGTTAGTGGTAAGTTTTGTGTTAGTAGTTTTTAAGCATATTATAGGTGCTTATCCTTTTAGCTTCTGAGCGTCCCATTGGTCGCATTTGGTTTGTCTCATCTCTGTAGAATATCCCTTTGTCAGGATCAAGCCATTGCTCTAGCTTAGCTTCTATCTGTTCCTGCATACCAATTTCTTCGTCTCTATCCATGACTGCTAACCAGTAGGCTACTGCCATACATAAAGCGTCTAAGCGGTCATCATGAGCCAGTGCTCCTCTGTCTCTGCTTAAGCGTGTCATTTGGTAAATCAAAGAGTAAGCAGGAGCGTTCTCATAGACTTGGTAGTCATCAATGATAACCTGCTTATGTACAATCAATTTGTGTCTCATCATGACTGGTTCAAGGGTGTCAATGATACGAGCTTCTTTCTGAGCATAATTCTTTACTTCAGTAACGCTACAAGGGTGTATATCATTAAGCACTGGTTTAAATAGCTGTGAAAACATACCATCACCAAAGTTGCCCTCTACGACAATCTCATTAACTCCATAGATTTTTGCTTTATTAGCCAGTTGTCGTAGTGTACTATCACTGTAGCCCTCTCTAGTGCCACCTACTTCTAAGACAAATAAGTAGCCATTGAGATACTTAACGACTGCATAAGATGTCTCATCTTTACCTCTACCTGATGGGTCGACTGCCATTACTGTACCTGTGTACTCAAAGACTTCATTAGAGCGTCCCTGAGGCTCATAAAAGTAGTCGCCTTTAAGGGCTACGCAAGGTAAATCATTAATGCGGAGTTGTCGGTCATTACTCCAGTACCACTTGAGATTAGCTTCATCAAGCGACAAGTTAGCAATCATTAAGTCTTGTACTTTCAATGGGTACTTCTCTTGATCGCTTAGATTAGTGTTAAGCATAAACTGTAGTGCAAAGCCAGCTTTACCATAAGACAATCTACGTTTATAGATTTCTTCCTCATCAAATCGTCTAGGATCTGTAGGCTTCCCTGCGTAGAGCTCAGGGTTATTGTCATACTTATCAGCTATAATCTTAGCTAAGCGGTCTCCATAGAACTCTCTTTCAGATAAGCTCTCAGGATACAATACAGTCCATATGCGACAACGATAACCACGCTGTTGCAACTCATTGTATAAGCTCATTTCGTTCTGAGGAGTACCTAGGTATACGATTTGTCCCTTAGGTTTAATGATAGCGTCAAACTCCTTAACAGCTTCATTGAGCTTGTCTCGTTGTGTCTGAGTGCCACTATTGTTAGCTACTTCAACGTCATCGGCAATCAATAAGTCTGCACGACTACCAGTCAACTGTCCTGAAATACCTACTGACTTAATACTAGGAGAAATATCAGGAACAGCAGGACCGACATCAAATAAGTTCTGTTGGTCTCGTTGGTCGGGTCTAGCCTTTAGATGAGCTAGAAATGGTAGTGTATAGATAATACGTTTGATAAAGATAGCGTTAGCGTCTGCTCGGTCTTTAGAGGCGGAGACAATCTCTACTTTCTTCTGAGGATCTCTCCATAGTGTCCATACAGCATATGCACAAGTGATAAATGACTTAGCTACACCACGGAACCCCTCAATGATAAAGCGGTCATTTGGTAAGTTCTGTAGTGTATGAGCTATGTCGTATTGTATTGGTGTAGGGTCAGGTAGACTAATCATCTTCCATACCATGTATATGAATACTCTAAAGTCCTCTTTAGCCTTAGCTATCTGTTCTTCAGTCCACTCCATTAGTGATCACCATAGTGCTCGTCCATGAGTGTCGGAGGGTCAAACACTGGGATTTCATGTGTTTCCTGTTTGACTTCAATAGCAAGCTCAGGAGTTGTCTCCAATTTATTGTCTCGTAGGAACCTACGGACTTTCTCTAGGAATGATGGGTTAAGTCTTGTCTCAGGGTCTTGCAAGCCCTCTAGTAGTGCGTCTACTTCAAGCTCTGCTAATTGGTCTAAAATCTCAGGTTTAATATTCATTTATTCTCCTTTCTTTCGTGTAGCATTAAGGTCTAGCTTGTTTACCTTTACAACTCCTTTAGGTGTCTTTCCCATTCTGTAGTCCCATAAAGGACAGTCCTCTACAGTGCAGTTGTCGACTTCTTTGGTGTCGTTACAGCAACAATCTAAACATTTAGCTCTAATAGCTTTCATTTGAGTTCTAATTACTTTAGCCATACGTTCTCCTTAGTGTTCTAATTCATGCTCAAATATAATCTCTGTACGCTTCGCATTGATGAGCATTACAATGCTGTGATGTGCAGGTGCTTTACTATCCTCACCATCTTCACTGATAAACTTGATACGCTTAGTTGGTACATAAATAGCTATATTAGTTTTCTTATAGAGTGCATGACGCTTTACACCGCCTAGGCTTTCTATAGGTAGCACTAATACGCATGGTTTACCGCTCTCTATACAGCGTTCAATAATCTCATCTTTATTGCTGTACGGAGGGTTAGTGATTAGATAGTCGTATTCATAATCTTCTGTTAGCCAATCGTTTATTCCATATATGGCTTGTGGATCATAATCTTTGGTTATGACTTTATAGAAATTGCTTTTTTTTTGTGTCGAATGGTAGACAAATATGGTCGCCTCTTTTAGGTGGGAATACTTTAAGCATTGTCTTAACTGTTTCCAGTGGTGTGTACCATTCATCTGTCTTGCTTCCTTTAATTAGTGCTTGTCTCAATGTACCTCCTTAGGAATATAAAAAAGCCCCCTACGGAATATCCATAGAGGGCTATTGGTTAGAACCAACCAGTAGCGGTTAGTGTTGTTCTTTTTGTATGTTCTTTTTGACTGTAAAGGTCAGCCTTAAGGTCTACGTCAAACTTAGGTGTTTGGTACGACAATCTAGCTCCTGCTGTAATTGCCTTATCATTGTTAAAGTCTGTCTCGACATAAATACCTTTCTTAAATCGTGGCTGTTCAGGCACTCTTAGGTCTAGTACTGCTTCATGTGTTTCAGTTACTACTAGCTTGCCATTGTCTAGCTTATGTTCTTCCTTTACGTTGTCTGTAGCTATCTCATGACGCTTGCCATTAACATTAACTACAAGTGGCTGTTGTTTAGTCGTGAATTGTACATCGGTATCCTCACGAACTCCAGTAACAGGATCTATAGTCTTTGGTAGGTACTCAAAGGTAGTCGTCTGTTTTCTCTCATGTTCTACATGGATAGGAGCCTTTGGTGTGTATGTAGGCTCTTCAGGAACCTCATGAGTGTTAAAGCGGTACGCTAGGAAGCCTACTACAATCACAAGTACAAGCGGTATGATTACCTTTAGCCAGTTCTTAATCGTGTGTTTGTTCGGTACTCCACTCATTGATATACTCCCTCACTCTCTGTCTAATCTGCCAGCCTAAACCATATAAGTCCCATCGCATATCAGGATCGTCATCATGTAAACCATAGCCATCAAAATCAGCTACTTCTGCGTGTGTCCATACGTTCCCCTCAGGGTAAATACCGATTTCTACGCATAGCTTAGCGACAACTTTAGCCATCATGTCTAATTGGTCTTGTGTAGGAGGCTCTGAGCCATAATCAATATTGCCATCAGCGTCTATAGAGGCTCCATAGCAACAACAAATAGAAATACCAATAGCACGACTATTGCGTCTCCATGTGTGAGCTTTCAAGTCCATAAGGCTGTCCATATCAGTGTGTAGGCTACCATCAGCGTCGATGTTCAAGTGGTAGTCTCCAAAGAATTGTCCGTAGTGCCCTGCTGTCCAGTGCAAGTAAATCTTGTCGATTGCTCCTCTAGCAGGGACTGTGTAGTCCGACAACTCCTCAAATTTAATTTCTCTCATCTGTTCTCCTTTCGATTTCTGTAGATACTTTCTTAGGAAGCTCAGCCATTTTGTCGCCATCTACTCTGTAGTTCACTCCAATTCTGCTAAGTCCTGCTTCAAGTACTCTGTCAAATAATTGGCTTCTCTCATAGCCAGCTTCTTTCAAGTTCTCTGCAATACTAAAGAGTTCTGCAAAGATTACCCCTACATACAACAAAAGAGCTACAATTTTTCCAATGTGGAAGCCTTGTACCTCATATTGTGGGAATAGCAGGTAAATAAAGACTGCTAAGAGTATAACTGTGGAATAAGAGACAAATTTAATCATGATATTCCACTTGTACTTTTTACTTTCTAAATAGCCAGTCTCCCATGCTCGGAAGAAAACAGCTCTAAACAAATTCATTACTGTAGGGTAATAGTCTTTGTCTTTACAATAGCGGATAGCAATAGCTGTCCACTTGGTAAGCGTATCGACAAATACAATAATGATAACTAAAAGAAGTGCTAGAAGAGCGTCTCCTAGCACTGCTGTTGGTATTAACAAATATTATCTCCTTTCTGTTACTTAAGTTCTTTACCGCCATATAAGTGTACGGAACCATTAAGAGATGTTTGTATGCGTCCCCATGTTCTCCAGCGATTATCTGCAAAGAAGCGGTAGTACACTTCACCATTGGCTGTGTAGTAGTACTGGTCTATAAACTTGCCCTCTCCATAGTTGGATACTTTAAGGAAGCCATTAGGTACCAGTACTCCCCATGGTTGAGCTGTGGGTACGTTAGCACCACCTGTTACAGTTACCTTGTACACTCCATTGTTAGTGTAGGTATTCCAGTCATTAGCACTCGTTACTTCACTATAAGGCAATGCTGTGTTGCCACCTCCACCGCCTCCAGCTGGTATCTCTGATTTCTTAGCATAAGTAGTCTCTGCGTCTGCTTTAGATAGGTAAGTGTCTTGAGCACTATCTTTAGTCAAATAGCTAGTTGTAGCGTCATTCTTTGTCAAATAAGGTGTTAGACTGTTAGCGTCAATCTTAGAGCCTACTGCTGTTGTTAAGTCATTAAGTTTTTGCTCAGTTATCGCTTTGTCTGCCTTAGCTTCCACTTGGGTTTTAACCTCAGCTATCTTAGCGTCAACTGTTTCAGTCGTTAAGATATTCTTAAGGTCTTTCTCTGTAGCTACTCTATATGTCTTATTGTCAGTTCTATCAAAGTACTTAAATGTTTTACCTACAAATACTGTCTCTGTATCCCCCATACCAATCTCAAGGGTATCGTTAGTAATGATACGGAGTACATGGTGAGCACTTCCCTTGCTATCTTTAGCTTGTAATGAGACATTGTTAGGTAAGATAAGGGCTCCTGTAAGACTGCCACCTGATAACTGTAGGTATCTTGTGTCGGCTGTAGCCTGCGTAAAGATATTAGAGGTTTGGTCTTTGATTTCTTTTATCTTTGTCTCAAGCTCTGTCTTGTCTTTCTTAGTGATGACTGGGTAGATTTGTCCATCTGAGCGGTCGTAGTGCTCTAAAGTTTTACCGACAAATATCGTCCGTGTGTCCGCCATACCAATCTCAAGAGTGCCATTAGCCATGATCCGTGCAATGTGATGAGAACCACCATTAGCGTCTTTACCTTGGATAGATACACCATTAGGCAAGATAAGAGCTCCTGTGAGTTCACCTCCTGCTTTCTTAAGGTAAGTGCTCTCTATTGTCGCCATGTCAGGAATGGTCGTACCTATGTCAACTGTAGACAAAATATCACCAGTCTTATTCTTAGCTCGGTCATAAAGTCTGTTACGTTTACCAACAAGTATTAAATCAGTGTCAGCCATACCTAGCTCGAAGCTATCCTTATCAGTAATTCGTGCTAAGTGATGAGCAGTACCTTTACTGTCTTTGCCTTGTAATGAGATATTGTTGGCTAAGATTGGTGCTCCAGTTAATAGTCCACCTGTTGTCTTTACGAAGCTGGCTTCTAACTGTTGAGTTGCTAAGGAGTTCTCAAAGCTCTTAGATGGGTTACCTATGTAGATTTCTACTTTATGCTTCTTGTTAGGTTGCATAATGAGTACTGCAAAGTAGAACTTGCCTTTACGATAAGCAATATCTTCTATTTCATATTTAGGGTTAAACTCAATGATTTGCTTTAAGTGTCCGAATGGTGTGATTTCTACAAGGCTTCCTAGTGTAGCCGACATGACTGCACCATTGAGCATTAGAGCACCATTGTTGTTAAAGTCGTTATATTCGTAGTCTATACGATAAGACTTATAGAGCTTAAAGCTGTCTCCATATAGGTTTACATCACGAAGTCTTTGGCTTCCTGATACTGGAACTATAGAAGCATAAGTCCGTGTTATAGGATCATACGCAAGGTTGAATACACGCTCATTAAGAGTGATACTATTTTCAATCTGCATAGTATTAGCATTGAGCACGACAATATTATTTGAGTATGCTTTACCATTTGTAAGATAGATTTTGTCTGTATGTTTGTTATAGGCAAGCGTATTGCAGTGCCCTAAGCGTTCCTCTGCGAACTCATATTTGCCTACTCGTTGCATTGTCTCAGCGTTAATCTCATAGATGTGCTGTATAGTACTATCGCTGTTGATACAAGCAATGACAAATACATCTTTCTTGTCGTTATATGTAAAGCCTTGTACTTGGTTGACTGGCTCGTCATATTGGAAGTCAGCTAGTTTAGCAATATTGTTAGCTCCTTGTAGCATTGGTGTCTCATTAGGATAAAATGGTTTGACATAAGTATACGTCCCATAGTCCATTACATCAGCTACACTATCGAAGCTCATGTGCTCTTGGATAACATAGTTACCCTTAGGAATTAGTAAGATTTTACCGCTAAGATTATCATTAGCTTTCTTAAAGGCTTTAGTGTCATCTGTTACACCATCTCCTACAGCTCCAAACAGTTTAACTGAGACAATGCTCTTAGACAATTCAGATAGAGAAGCATTTTCTGCAATGAATTTCTCCTTAAGTTCTTTAGTCTCATCTCGTATAAATTTTGTTTGTTGAGCCGTATCTAAAAGTTCTTCTGTAAGATGAGCTGTTTGTGTCTGTTGTAGGTTTAAGTCCCTAGCAGTCATAATAGAGCTATCTTTCCAGTCAACTAAAGGAATAGTTGTAGTATCCCTATAGATATACAAAGGTTTTACCTCTGTAGGAGTTACGACAAATTCCACTGTGCGTCCATTCACTGTGTAGTCCTTATCGTACTCTAATAGCTTCCCATCGACTTCTACCTTAACAAAGTCTCTTGCAAGGTAGTCGAAGCCGAAGTTATAGCTACGCTGTCCCACTACGGTCTTAGTGGTAAGTCGTGGTATCATGTATTATTGTCCTTTCATTTGTCGATATTCGTTGTATAAATTAGCTAACTCATCGTCGCTTAAGTCATCTGCATTACGTCCTTTAAGTGCCTCAGGTTTCTCAGCATTTAGCCCCTCAGTCAACTCTTTACGCTTCTTAGGATCTTTAAGGAGTTCCTGAATTGATGGTTGATGTACTTGAGGCTGTGGTTTAGGTTGAGGTTGAGCCTGTGGCTGTACTTGAGGTTGAGCTACTGGAATACGTCTAGCGTTCTCCTCTTCAACTCGTTTAAAGTCTTGTTGCTCCTTATGAGCCATATCAGCCATACCTGTAAGGAATATTTGGATAGGCAAGTAGCGGTCAAGAGGATAAACAGCAGTCAAAGCATTTTGTCCTTTACCATTCTTTTGATTATCTTCAAGTGCTCCAATAGCTTCTAAGCCTGTTCTTGCTCCATTGAATAATCTTATAGCACTCCCTAGTACTGCGAATTGCTTAGCTCGGTCAGCTATACCATCAATCAACTGCCCATCTTCAGTCCACTCAGGGCGATCTACAGTCGTTCTAGCCGTACTCCCTCGTCCGAAGATAAGTGAGCGTGCGTCATCTCCAAAGGATAAAGGAGACAAAATAGAGCTTCTTGTCAAGCCAGCAGTGATGATATTGTCAGCTGTAAAGGTTTTGTCTAGGAACTTTTGTTTACGCTTTTCATCATTACCATACATATACTCTGCTTGAGCTCTCATACGGATAGCCCATAGCATACCGCCTGAAAGAATGGTAGCAAGTGTTTGGATAGTGTCCTCTCTTTGCCAGTGCTCCATAGCTCGCATTAGGTGGCTATTGAGTGCCATTCGTGAGAACGCTTTAAATTGCATAAGAATTGGTAAGATGTGTCCAGTCAATCTTGTGTTACCTGCACTAAAGTGTGGCTGTAAGATTGCGTCCATAGAGTGCTTGTCAAGAAATGCATGGAACTTGATGTAACTCATATTGTCATTCTTTTGCCATTCCCTTAGGCTCTTGCGTAGAGCTGTAGGATCGTTATGGTCTAAGTCCGACAAATAGTGTTTTACTGTAGCTTTAAATTCAGGTATATTGTCGATACCTACACGCTTAAATGCTCGTTCACTAAAGAGGTTCTTTCTGAAAGTACTTGAGAACTCATCATTAGCCCAGTCAATCATATCAGGTACTAAGTCTGCCTTAATTGATTGGATACTGTGGTTAGTGATTTGCTGTACTTGAGACAAAGTAGAAGTCAATCTTGCTCCTACACTTATGCCGTCATGTGTAGCTCCTAGAGCTTCCATATGCAAGCCTGCAATGTTATTCTCTAAGTAATTTCTGTCGGTTACTATTGGGTCAAACCAGTTACTTTCCGACATATAAGTACCTATCTCCATTTTTCTAAAGTCTGCTAACTGCTTAGCTGTAACAAACTTAGAGTGCTTCAAGTCGTGAATAAAATCATGTAAGCGTGGAATGAAATGAGTGAAAGCTCTAGCTCCTACTTTAGATACAGCCCCTGCGTGTTCTGCTAAGGCTGACAAACCGAAGTTCATACCATTCATTGCATAGGAAGCGTCTAATAGTACTTTCTGTAGTCTGTCCATAGCTTGCTCAGGTTTAGGAATAACGTCCTCGAATATGCGTGCACCAGTGATATGATGAAAAGCCCTATGGAAGTCCTCATAGCTCAACTGTGCCTCTTTGTCGCTAACATAGCCTAGCTGTACGGCTTGCTCTAGTTCGTTCTTGATTTTTGTATCAAAGCGATGTGCTAGTGCTCCGACATCATCTACTCCAGTAACCTGCTTGATTGCTATTGCACCACTTGAGCGGTTAGAGACATAATTCATATGGTTCATGATATTAGTATCTCGTAGGTCTGTATCAAAACTAAAGAGGTCATTAAGTGCTTTCTCAGTAGTACCACCGCTTAACTTAAGAGGTACTGTCAAGCCAGTGTTCATTGGTAAGCGTCGTTTAAAGTAAGCAAGTCTTTTGTCGCCCTTAACGTCTTTCATTTCGCCATCGTCAAAGTGATGTTGTCCAGCTCTCATGATGTGATCTGCGTAGGCTTCTGCTTCAGTTCTTAAGTCAATGCCCTCGTCTAGTCTTTCTCTGTCTACAGCTCTCTCAATGTAGTGCACTAAGAAATTTCTCTTAGCTTCTTCATTAACGAATTTCTCCGACAATAAAGCTAACTTGTCTTTAGATACTCGTCTGTAGAGCTCAGGGCTCCCATCGAAGTCCTCACTGACAAGTCCTGACTGCTTAAGGTTCTTTAAGTCCCACTCACGGAAGTCCTTAACGTGTTCTACAGCATTATTGATGGTTTCTCCATAGTGAGATATGTCTTTTCCATCTCTGTACTTTTCATGGTAAGCCTTGCTGACTACCTCATTAAATTCTTCCTTAGCGTGCTTAGGTGTAAACCATTGACGTCTAGGACGCTCAAAGTACCATTTCTTAAAGTCGTCCTCAAAGACTGCCATCTTGATTTTGTAGTCTTTCTGTACGACTTTCTTAGCAAGTTCTATAGGAATACCGATGTTATTCATGCGGTCTCTAGGGTCAAGTAACATTGTCTTAGCGAAGTGTCTCATGGTATCTGATGGGCTATTCGCTAGATGTCCGTAAGTAGTACCAAAGATTTTGTTAAGTTCTGCCTTTTGTTTGATTGTTCCTTTGTTACCTAGAGCTCCTTGAGTTTCCATCATTACGTTTTCAGGGCTGGATACTCCGCCTTGTCCCATATATAAGTAATCGTCCTCAGGCTTAATTTCAGTCTTAATTAGTGCCTGTGCAGGCTTATCTGAGTGTCCAGTTGCTTCTAAGGGTATTTCATCGTCAGGCTTAAGTCCTACGTCTATAGAGCTCTCAGGAAGCTCAGGAACGTGTGAGACAAAGCCCTCGTCCATAAATGGTATTTCTTCATCATCTGCTAGTGGTATATAGAATTTGTTATCTTCTGCATTTACTGCATTAGCGATAACTGATGTATTCGACAAATCTACATCATTGACTGATACTGAGCCATCATTGTGCTTAGTGATGTAAGGTCTTGATGTATAGTCGTAAGTTTTCTCTAGTCGTCCATAGTAGTCCTTTAGACTTGCATAGTCCTTAAGTTTTGACTTGAGTTCGCTGTTAGACATTCCGTAGAAGTCTCTAGCTTCTTTCCACTCATTACTTGTCTTATGGTGCAATAAGTGCTCAGCCCATTCACCTTTATTGGTGTAGCCTTTGTCTTTCACAAAGTCTGCTTCACTAATCTTAGGTAAGACAATTTCATCTGCAACTTTAGTAGGTGCTTTAGGTACTGCTAAGTCAGAAGCCTGCATGAGTGCCTGTTCAGTCTCAGCTTCTATTTGTCGTCCTAATTTGTCCATTGTTGGTGTAGCACCTACAGCTGTCTTATGGTCTCCTCCTATGGAATGGAAGTAGCGTGCTCCTGCACCCATACCAGCACCGAATAGAAATGCTGTAGTATAGTCAGGAGTGTAACCCCCATACTGTTGAGCGACATATTGGTCTCCCATATTGATTAAGCCATTGGCAAGCCCTAGCTCAGCCATTTGGAATACTTTATTAGCTCCTAGGTTGGCTAGGGTTCGTGTGCCTAAGCGTGCTATCATTTTACCGATGAGTGCTTCTTGTCCTACTGCTGGTATAAAGTTAAGAGGGTCTGCCACTGTACCTAAAATACCACCGATACTCTTTAAGCCGTATCCAGCTTTTTCTACTCGTTCTTGTCTAGCAAAGTCATCTCTCTTTTGCTGGATAAGAGCCCCTAGTTGAGCTTGAGACTTAGCATTAGCAAGTAAGAAATGTCTTGTCTCAAGATCATTAGGGAAGTACTTGTCGATTGCCTTAAGGTCGTTTTCATTAGGTGTCCAATTGTTGTCTGCTGGTTTAAACCCATTGGCTTCCGCTGTGTTATAACCTGTGCGAAGCAATGCGACGGAACCATTGTTATACCACTCATTCAAGAAGCTATCTTTAGCTTGCTTCCAGAAGCCACCTATGTTTGTGTCGGCTAGTGGCTCAAAGACATCATCTGAGAAGTCGTATACTCGTGGACCTACACCTTTCTCTAGTCCTCCGAAGCCAGCATAGTGCCTGCCTACTTTAGCTCCTGCGACATATGTTTCTCCTGCAATGTTAGCCATGTCAGTACCATAGTCGTCTATATCTTGTTCTCTAGTTTTGTTGTTATCTCTAAAGTAACCATTGTCATACAAGATAGTTGCGTATTCGCCTGCTGAGGTAGCATTATGAATTTCAGGATAGTGTGCAAAGAAGCCATCATGAAGATAAGTAGCATATTCATCTAAACTATCGAAATGCCCATAGGTTGCACTTCCGTCCTCTTCAGGCTGTTGCCCTGCTCCTTTATGGTACCCAGTGAGCCCACCAAAGTTATTATCCTCAACGGCTAGGGCGGACTCACCATTAGCACTTTCATGTACCATTTGTGCTATTTGTAGCTTCTTGAAGTAGTCTGAAGTACCATATTTACGTTGATATATGTCAGCTACTTCAAGTATTTTAGGGTTTATCTCCATATGTTACCTCCTTTCTAATCTAAACCAAAGAACGCTCGTAGTTTGCTCTTGCCTTGGTTTAATGAGCTACCTGACAAATCTGTATTAATAACTTCATTACCATAGACAACTGTATGCTCAGGATCTGAGCCTTTACGTTCTTCTGCTGTAGTATCGTTTAGGTATTGATAAGCTCTATTACCAATATCCCATGGATAATATGCTAAGCCCTCCATAGATCCTGCTTGGCGGATATAAATTACATCTTGGTCAGGGTCATAGCTCACCCATGAGCCTGCCCCTTGTTTTTCCTTAAGCTCATCTAATACGTGTCGTACACCCTCACTAGCGAACGCTTCACTTTCTACACCAGTTGTATTGAGGATAGAGCGTGGTAAAAGCACTCCATCATAGTTGACAAAAGAGTGTATTAGATTGCTTTTAGCTTTCTCCATAGCTTGGTCTGCTGTAAATCTTCCAGTTGCCTTAAGTATCTCTGCTTGGTCTCTAATAGCTCCTAATAAGCCTGTAGGTGTGCTATCAGGAATACTAAAGTAACCCCATGCACCAGTTCTTAAGTTTAATGTTTCTGAGCTTCCCATAGGAATTGTGTCTATGTCTTTTTTAACTTTCTCAGCTGTATCAGGGTCTCTAAGAGCTTGCATACCCATAGCGAATATTTTAGTGCCCTCGTCCTGTCCCATGGTATCCTGTAGACTTCCTAGAGCTTGGATACGTCCAGCCCATTTAGGGTCTAAGAGTTGATGTATCATGTTTGGTCGTGCTCTGTAGAGCGACAAAGCAATTCCGACAATCTCAGGCATATTACCGCTTTGATCCATAGAAGCTAAGGCTACGTCCATTTGGTCTTTCATAGAAGTCCGCATAGCATTACCGATAAGTGGGTTTGCTAAGACATACTGTAAGCCGTCATATTGTCCACTTAATAGTCGTTGTCTAAGCATTTCTCTAGCACCGCTTATGAACATATCAGGGTCAATACCCATGTCTTTAAGGTCTGCTTCACTTCTTGGGAACTCCATACCATTCCATGAGGCTTTACCAGCAAGCATTGCGTCAAACATTGGCTGTAGAGTAGCATTAGCATTGCTTCTAGCTAATTCTGTAGCTTGCTTCATGAGTGCTAATTTCTGTTGTCTAGCTTGCTCAGTCTTGATGTTAGCTACTGCATGGTTATATAGAGGAGCAATAAGTCGGTAGTCCTCAGGGCTCTCTTCTTTCTTCTTGTTGTAGTACTCGTCAAGTCCCTCTACAGTCTTGATTGCTTCAATATCTTTATTGAGGGCGACAAATCTGTCATTGCGTATCTTAACGGCTTCCGTATTGGCTCCGTCTTTATAGTCCGACAAATCAATTACGTCTTTCACTCGACGTCTATCGTCGTACTCCATTTGCCCAAAGGCTTCTACTAGGTCTGCATTACCAGTCTTAGAGATTGCTTCTGCTACGTTACCTAATAGCTTGTACTCAAGGTTACTATCACTTGTCGCTGTCTCACGGATATTGGTGATAAAGCTCTCAAGGTATGGTGTACCATCTTCTACAGTAATGTCAGGGTTATTCCGTGCGAAGTCCCCTACCATTGCAGTAATACCATTGACACGCTCTAGTTTCAGTTGAGTTTCTTTACGTTTCGTAAAGGTATCAAATACTGCCATCTTAGTCGCCATATGTTGCTCTTCAAGTCCTCCTTGAAAGGCATATTGGTTTTCGATGTTCTCCTCACTCATGTAGTCCTTAAGTCGTGCCTCATAGAACTCATCGAATGTATTGAATTGTCGTGGTAAATCAGGCTGTTGCTGATGTTGGTCGTCATAGATTTGCCAGTCGCTCTCTATGCGTTTTCCCATCTCAGTACCTCTCATGCGGTCAATAGTCGCCACTGCGTACTCATTGTCCTGTAGATTGAACTTACCACTTGTCGCTAAGATTTGTCGTGTAGTCAAGCCCTCTTTCTGAGCTTCAGTCATACTTGTGTATAGCTGAGGAGCTACGGCTTTCGCTATCTTTTCCTTACGCTCCTCTTCATCATTTGTGTACTGCTTCCACGCTACTCCTAGTTGAGACAAACCAGTTGCTAATAGGTCTGCGTCATTCGTAAAGCGTGCCATTGGTGATCCTACGGAGGCTACATTAGACAAATTCTGTTGGTATGTCTGAGGAGCATTAGGCATAAACTGTTGAGCAGTACCTATGGAACCACTCACTTGTGTATTGTTATTAGCCATCTATAATTGTCCTCCATTGAAAATGTATTGATTATTGTCTTGGTTATACCCTATGCGTGGGTTACCAAATCTAATTGGTTGTCGATAAGAAGTACTTAAGAGTTTAGGGTAGTCCCTGTTGATTGATAAGGCTGTAGCAAAGCCATTAGCACTGTACTGGTAGCTTGCACTATTAGTGTCATAACGAATATTAGGGTTTCCATAATTGATTGCCTTAGGATCATTAACTGTATACCCTAGTACTCCTCTGCGTGTATCCGCTAGGCTAAAACCATCGTTAGCACTGGTTCGCCATGGGTTCTGACTAGCACTCCTAAAGGTGTAGTCAGGTTCCCAGCGTCTCACTAGGCTTTCTACATGAGTGCCACTGGTACCGCCTACCCCACTCCCATCGCCTATCTTAGAAATTCTATTAGCGTTCATATTCTTATAGTCGTTATAAGCCGACATTAAAGCACCAGCTTGGCTAAGAATACCACCTATTAGAGTTGGGATACGAGGTGTTTCAAGATGAGACAAATATTCCCTAGTGCTCAGAAATACACGCTCTTTGTTTTGATCGATCTCATCGCTCTTACGGATATAATTGTCTTTCACTTGATTTGTCGTGCGTAGCCCATCAGCTTTCGTAGAGCGTACCAATAGCTTGGCTGTCTTACCACTTTGGTACTCCCCAGTGCTTGCCTGTACGCTTTCTTCAAGTCCTCTTGCCTGCATACGAATAGCTCCTAATTGAGCTACACTAGCTTCAAAGGCATTTCTGCGTTCATTCTCAAAGTTGCCTAAAGAGTAGTTCATAGTCTTAATGGCTCCTTTAGCCTGAGCAATGATTTGGTCTGCTTGAGCCTCTGCTTGTCTCCTTTGTGCTCTATAGTTGTTATAAGCACTCAATAGTTGCATACCCATTCCGATTGATGTATTGCCTCCTAAAGAGCCAGTAGTCGCTAGTCCTCCAGCATTCATAGCTCCTAATAGCTGTGTATTAGCTGTACCCATAAGTCTCCTCCTTTCTATATTTGTCTAAATTTATATGTTACAAGTCCTTGCCATACTGTTGTGTTAAATGCACTTGGTAAAGGGCTTGTATTAATTACTGTTACTTCAGTGTCCGTATTGCGTCCCATTAGTGGAACTCGGAACTCTCCAGTCTCTAGTGGGTGTATACCGACTTGATTACTTGGTGTACCGACAATACGTGCAGTCATCTTATAATGCTTAGGTGTCTTACCAGTAGCATTGACAATAACTTCAAACTCTCCTGTGTTGTCATAATTGATGTGCAGGAAGCGTAGCTGTAGTCTGTCATTAGGTATCGTGTCGGTACCTGTTTGACTTGCTTGTTTAATAAAGAATGTGCTGTAGATAAACTTAAACTCATAGGCTACTCCTATGAAACATTCAAAGTCCTCCAGTGGTTCTACTTGGTGTGGTATAACTACAGTATCTTTTCCTGAATACACTGAGCCATTCTTAAGTACTATTGTGTACTCTCTAGGCTCAGAATAAGCGTCTCCATAGATTGATTTGACGTCATACCTCATCTCCTTGGTGTCTTTATCAAAGGTACCATGTAATGTCGTTTTAAACTTCCTGTCAAGCATTACTCGGTATGGTTCTGAGACAAAATCTTTTGTATTATAACTAATTGGTAATTTCTCAAGGAATGTATTGCCACCTCGGTTAATTACTAAGTACATAACAGAATTGATAAAGTCAGCACCTATGAGCTCCCCATCGAATGTCCATGAACTCCAGCTGGCTTGTGCCTTGCTATCATTCAGGAATAGGAATTTGTAGATATACATTGTGTCTCTTTGGTTGTCGCTTAAGGCAATCAATAAGTTCTCATTGTTACAAGCCTTAAGAGAATAAATGCTATTCTTTAGGAAGTTCGGGACGTGTCCTGTAACGTCTGTAGCGTTCTTTTGAGTAGTACTATCAGCTACCGCAAAGTATTCTTGTACAGTCGTAAAGTCTGTCTTGTGTGCTGTAAAGTATAAGTTACGTCCTACACCTATAGGCTTAACCCATGTATCAGCGTCAAATTCAGTTACTTGGTCGATGACTGCGGTCTTAGGACTTAGTACTCCCTCAGCTCTCAGAATGAATTGTGTCTGAGCACTAAAGAGGTATAAGTCTTGATTGAATGGTACTGCATTGTATAGCGTACTCACTCGATTGTGAGATACTTGTAAATCAATAGGGTCTGTATCGACAATAGCCGTAGCACTGTCTACCCAGAAGTTAAAGAAGTCTGATGTCCTTGACAAGTTGACTGCTTCGCCTGAGATAATTCCTAAGCGGTTCCTAAAGAAGAAAATATCGTTTATCTTATTACCGACAAAAGATGGTGTAGGGTTACTATCCTCATCACCAGTCTTTCTCTCATTCCAATCAGCGGTCGTACAAGTGAATGTGCCATCAGCTTCTCTTCGTAAAATATAAGGCATTGTCGTAAAGTCATACTTAATGGTGATATTAGGTTTTGCACACTCTTTCCAAATGTGTAGTCCACTGTCATATTTTACATAGTAGTCGTCATCGCTTTCTTTCTCGCCTTTTACAAGTACTGTAAAGCCATCAGGAGCTGTAGATGGTAGTATCTCAAATCTTGTTGTTGTGTTAATAAATAACTTTAGTGCTTCTCCATTGAAGCCGTCAGATACACTTATATCCTTTAGGTTTCCTATAATTTGTATCCAGTTAGTACCTTTAATTACTACTGATCCTTGTACCCCAGCAGGAGAAAACATATCCTCTTTAGAATACGCTTTATCTTTATAATGATATGTTGTTGTTTCTATCCAGTGGTCATTATCGCTACCTCCCCATCTACCTTTTTTCGACTTAGTAATACCATATGTACGCATTTCGTCATCTGTAAGGCTACTAAATGTTTTCTTAAAGTTACCTGCAAGTTTCTCGTATAATTGGTTAGCAATATAGTCTGTAGCTATCATTTTAGAGTGGCTCGCCGCTCCGCCATCAGGTGTCTCATATGTGTACTCTTGGTCTTGAATATTGACTGTATATTTGCGTCCATACTGTCCTTGACGAACGACAATTAAAGAGCCTTGTTTCTTCCAGTCGTCTGAAGATTTTTCATTATTATTCATTTCGACTACTTTAGTAGTGTTCACAATGAATGTATGGTCTGCCACTGTGATTGCCTTAAGTTGCTTGTTAGGCTCACTACAGGTTACATAAGTATCTGCTCCATTCTCCATCTTGACTGTTTTCTCATTGCCATTGATGTCGAATATCTTAAGTGTCTCTCCAGTGAAAGCGACAATATATCTTTCTGTCTCATCACGATTGATAAGGTGCACTTTAGTTTTCAGTGGTAGTGCTGGTAGTCTCCTAACGTGTTGTGTAGGAGGTCTCTTTTGTAAACCACCTGCTTCTGTAGAGAAGCCATTAATCTGCTCTTCTAGTTGTTCTGCATGACGCAACTTAGGAGGCTGTTGGGATATACCTGCAATGAGGTTCTTTATTGTTTGTTGTATAAGTGGCATTAGTTACCCCCTATTCATGTAGTTCTGTATAGCAGGGTTCATGAGTACATTAGATTGCTCTAAGGTAATCTCTGCTTCCATCATCTGCATATATGCTTGAGCTTCTTCTTGTTGTAGCTCTTGCATGATTGTAGGATCGCCTAAGTAACGTGCGACAAAATGGTGAGCTGTCCTCACTGTAATATATTGTCGGAATACCTGAGGCATTTCCTCGAATGGTACATATTGAATTACTTTAGCTGTCAGTGGTGAGTTAAAGCGGTCTGTATTATTGGTTACATCATATAGCCACTCATCACGCTTCCTAACGATACGCTTATCACTGAATTGGATAGACAAGATTGTGTCGTCCCAGTGGATACGTTTAGTATTGTCGTCAGGTGTCATGACATAGTTCTCTATGGTATTAAATGTCCAGCCCATAACTTGGATAGCTCTTGTCTCAGCTTCAAGCATACGAACTGCATTGATTGTATCGACATTCTCACTGTTTTCTAAAGTGTCTACAGGAGCCTCACCCATAGCTCCGCATATTTCATTCACTGCGTCCAGTTTGGTTAGTGGTGTTAAAATCATAAGTTCTCCTTAGACAAAAAAGGGGATAGCCATAAGACTACCCCCATAGAGTTGTTAAAGATTATTTTGCAAGGATAATACCGCTTGCTTCAGGACGTAAACCGCCATGACCTACAGCGTTCTTAGCAATAATCATATCAGCTTGCAATTCAGGACGACGTGCGTGTTCTAATTGCAAGTCTTTAAGTTTAACAGTTGCTACTGCTGTACGATGTGCACAAACAGCCAATGCACCTGCATAATCTGTAGGGAATTCATGTCCCTCAGGAGATGTGCCTAACATACCTGTTTTGTCTGCACCACCTGCTTTCAAGTGAGGTACAGCAATGATTTTGAAACCGCAAAGTTTATCAATGTTACCATCGACAATAGAAGCTACTGCACCATAGTCTCGGTTGATAGCGTCTTTAGAAGTGATGATAGCACTTTCTACTTCAGGTGTGATGTATGCAAAGCGTTCTTCTTCAGGAACGTATTGAGTAGTCCATTTAGCTTTCATTTCAAGCAAGCCATCAATTACCGCTTTACCAGTCTCATAATTAATACCAGCACCACCTGTAATGGTTTTCTCTACGACAATACCTTTACCTAAACCAGTAATGTTCTCAGTGTTCGCTTTAACTAACTTAGCGATTTCTGCTACTGTAGCTCCATCGGCGGCGATTGCCAATGCTTCGCCTAATTGTTTAGCGTACTCACCACGAACATCGTAATGGTTCATAGCCTCGTAAATATCCGTAATCAATACATCGGAAGTCAATAAGCCATCAATGTTGATTACTACTTCGTTGTGTGGAATTGCTTCACGCAAGTCATCAAGGTTAGAACCTGCTGGCAAGTAATGAGCTTTACCACGACCCATTACAGGGAAAGATGTAGACTTACCGCTGTCAATCGTTTTAATCATATGATTATTCATTACTTTAGAAGCTCGTGTGAAAGCTGTTAAAACCTCACCACTGAATACTTTTAAGAATAAGGCTAATTGATCGCCTGTGTTTTGTTTAGCACCTTGTTGTTGATAATTTGTTACTCCAGCCATTAATTAATTTGTCTCCTTTTTACATTGTAAAATCACTGTTCATAATTTTTGTCTCTACTTGTTTTCTGTAGAGTGGGTCTGTAGAGTATCGTGGATCACTGATAGCCTCTACCATTTGTTGCTTTGTTTGGAAAGCATTTGTGTTCGCTGTAGTACCGCCTGTAGTTTGACCTAAGATAGTACTATTAGTTGTGCCATTAACTGCCTGCATATTCGCTTTGACACCTTGGATAACCATATTGATTACTCCTAAGTTGCCTCCATTAATTGCACTATTAAAGTTGTCGATTGCTTGTTGCCCTTGAGATTGTACGAATTGAGCTACTTGTCTGTACCCATCTTCACCACCTGCAAAGCCAACTACTGCGTTGTAGAATTTCTCTTGAGTTGCTTCTACACCATTGATGTATGCGTCTACAACTTCCTTAGGGTAGCCAGCGTTTGCTAGGGCTTCTAAAGAAGCAGTCGACAAATTACCATTTTTTGTGTACTCCTCTTCAAGAGCTTTAAAGTCTACATTGCGTTGTGCTAAGTCCTCAGTTAGCTTCTCTGTTGTTTGCTTTTGCTGAGCCATTGCTTCTTGCACTGTATTTGTCTGAGCGTCAACTTGTGTCGTAGCTGTTGCCTCTGTATTTGTGTTTTCTACTTGTTGCTGTTGAGCTGGCTCAGTGTTTACCTGTTGTTGTTGTTGGTTGTCGACTGTAGGCTCCTGTGGTGGCTGAGCGTCTACAATCTGAGTGTTATTCTGTGAATTAACTGTAATGTCCACCTATTGTGTTACCTCGCTTTCATTCATAGTGCTTGACATAGCCTGTTCTACTAAGGCTTGCTCTTGTTGAGCTTCCATAGCTTGCTGTTGTTCTTGTTGTATTTCTTCATCAGTCTTAATAAGTCCAGTAGTGTCGATACCTAAACTTGTCGCTATCGCTACTAGCCATTGATTAATCTTCATGTATCCCATAGCGTCAGGCATTTGACCTACTACACTCATGAAAGTCATGAACTTATTAAAATCATGTCCTCGACCTAAGGCTTCCATACCAGTTGTGATTGTCGGCTCAATAAAGCCATTAGGGAGTTGTGCTAGTTCGCCTTTAGCCATTAAGACTGCTAGTACTCGTCTTACAAGTGGCAACTGGAACTCTTGAGTTAAAATGCTATACACACCACTAAGAGTGTCCTCAAGCTCACTTGCGACTGTCCTGATTTCTTCTGCTGTTACTCGTTCTGCGTTCCGCTGTACGACATTAGACAAAAGAAAAGCAAACGATAAGCGTTGCTCAATAGTGTCAGCAGTCGCTTTTGTCGTTTGCATATCAGGATATTTATTAAGTTGTAGTGCTTGAATATCTTCAATTCGACCACTTACAAAGTCGCCCTCTTGAGCGTCCTGTAGTAATTTAGGTCTTGTGATACCATTAGGGTTCACTAGGTATAATGTGCGTGCACTGATAGAAGCCATTGTTACTAGAGCTTTTGATAGCTTCTCTAGGCTCGTTAAGTCGCCTAGGTACTCTTCTACCATTGAGCGTCCATAGTCCTCGTTACTTCCTTTTGTCATTCTTAAGACAATATAAGGGAATTTCTCTTTCGGATATGACTGCTCACTACCATTAATGAGTACACCATCGACTTCGCTAAAACATTCATAGTTGTCCTCTACTAAGTCGCATTTGGTATACACTTCGACTTCTTCATCGTCCTTTTTGTCAGGAACTAGATTGTATGCTTCAGGAGGCAATGTGCGTTTCAATAGGACGTCTTTAGTTATCAACGTAACTACTGTGTCGACCCCATCACGCTGTACGACAAAATGATTTAAGTCATAAAACTTAGTGCCATCTCTGTCAGGCGGTAGGAATACTACCCCATTGCCAGTGATGATTAAGTGTCGGCTTGCTTCCTGAGCTGTGGATCTGAATTGAATTTCTTCAAGATACTTTAGGCTTGCCTGTTCGTATCTCATGAGTGCTTGCTCAATCTCTTGTGTTTTCTCTTCGTAAACCTCAGGAGATGAGTTGATGAGTTGTCGCTTCATTTCTGTCGACAAACCCAATTTAAAAAAGCCCTCATTCGGTGGGAATAGGGCAAGTACTAATTTGCTTGTTAAGTTGTTTACTCCTCGTGCTCCAATAGACTGATAAGGTGTATTGAATTTAGTATTACCATCGTCATTCTTGTCGTGGAATACATGAGGAAGAGTTAGCTTTGCACAACTAATAGCTCGCTGTACATAAGGCTCTCGTTTACTCTCTAGTTTTGTGTAGAGCTCCTTAGCGGATATACCTTGGTCTTGAGGCTGTGTAGATTTACGCTTCTTTGTCGCCATCTATACGTTCACCCCATTACCTCGTGTGCCATTCGCATTGAGCCCTGTAGTAGCAATTTGTAGGTCTTTCTTACCTTTTGCTTTACGTTTACGCAAGCCACCGCCTTGAGTTTCTGCATACTTTTGATCTGTGCTATCAGGTACCTCAGGTGCGGATACTGCTGGTGTTGGAATGTCAGGTTCTCTACCACCAAAGAGTTTCTTAAGTCCTCCCATGGTTCTCCTTTCGTGTTCTACATATTCATAGGGTTATAGTCATTGTCTGTGTTTCGTTTGATTGTTAGTGCTTCTCTGTTCTTTCGTACATAGTTAGGTGTTTCACTGCCTAGCTGTGCGAACTCAGGTGCTTCTGCTTGAGTAGCAGGTACAATGTCTTTACCAGTTACTTGAGGGACTGGCTTAGCTTTACTCCCCCATTTCTGAGCGACTTTATTGAGTACCAAACCTACTGCAAGCTGTGCCAGCATAGTTCCCATAAGTCTCCTTTCGTCTTTTAAAGAATTAAAGTCCTCTATCTCGTGGGTACATTAGAGCTCATGCTCTAGTCTCCATGAGTTTAAGACATTAGTTACTTCATCAATAGCCATGATATATGCTATCTTTTGCTCTGCGTTTAGATCTTCTCTACGCAAGATTGAGTGTGTATTAAAGGCTCTCTTGAGTTCATCAATAATAATCTCGTCAACTCTCGGTACTGGTCTGTCTAGGTTACTCATAGGCAAGTACCTTTACCATATCTGTACAGATAGGCTCAAAGCCAGCTTTCTTATACCCATTCATGACTAGCTTAGCTGTACGTCCTGTAGACAAAACATTACCACTGATGATAAGCTCTGCCTCATAACCTCTAGCTACTCTCTCTAGTTCTCTTATAGCTTCTCTTTGAATACCGCTATAAGTTTTGTCGATACAGAATACTGTCTCTTCCATTACGACTGTCTTATCAGTCCACCAAAGTTTACCTACGTCAAACATTAGCACTCCTACAAGTTTCCCTGTAGCGTCATACCATGCTCTGATTTTCCCCTTGGTGTTTTGTTCAAGGAGGTGCGAATAGACTGCTCCACGGCTCCCTAGAGACAATAAATGATGTCCCTCAGCTTCACGCTTAAGGGCTTCGACATAAGTAGTTGCGTCTCTCTCAGGGTTCCTTAGATGATTTTCTTTGACTACGGTGTCCATAATTTCACCTCTTTAGTTTTCTTATTGTAATAACCTTTTTGTAAAATAAATGATAATCTAGCGTTCATCAATGCTTCCTCTTCAGTACTGCCATTAGCTTTATAAGCTCTTACTACAGCTTCCCATGAGCAGTCCTCATCAAGTAAACGCTTAGCTCGTACTTCACCAATCTTAGGGCAACCCTTATAGTTGTCTGCTGTATCTCCAATTAGTGTCTGATACATATGAAAGTAGTGAGCTTCCTCTTTTGTCGTATCGTAAAACTCATTACGCAAGAAGTCATAGAAGCGACAAGGAATACTCCTAAAGTCTTTGTCTCCACTAATCATGATTGAGTTCTTGTCTGCACTAATTCCTATACAATCGTCGGCTTCAAGATTATCAATCATCATGATATTAAAGTTTTCCTTAACCCACTCTCGCATACGAATAAACATCATAGGACGTCTCTTAGATTTACGATTGGCTTTGTACTCAGGGTTTAGCTCTTTTCTAAAGTTACCCTTGAGATCTGTCATAGCCATAATAATCTCGTACTCTCCCTCGATGTCCCAGTGCTCTAAGACAAGAGGGACTAGCTCTGCTAGATGACTGTCAAAGCTCATTGTTGCGTCAGGGAAGAACGCACTAAGAGTGTAAAAGCCATCTCCCCAGTCATGTTCAGTTTCTGCATTTTGCAACGCTAGATAAATCATCATGTCTGCGTCAATTAGTAGCTTTGTTTTTTTCTTTGTCGCCATCTGTCTCCTCTCTAACTAAATTCTTTTCAGCCCATTGGTTTAGTAGTTCTTTATACTGCACTAAACATAAGTAGAACTCTTCATTTTTCTTTTTGAGTTCTTCAGTAGGTAAATTTCTTGTAATACCCCAGTCGTCTATTAAGTCGCCTAATTGCTCATCAATAAGCACGACTGCAAGTACTTCTTGTAATTCTTTGTTTAATTTCATTAATGACACTCCGCCCAGTTCTTACCGATTTTGCCCTCGGTATCTAATTGAATTCTAAATTTAAACTCTTCTTGTACATCTCGTACTGCTAATTGAGCTTCTCTTACGACAACTTCTGCTATCTCTTGAGTTCTACAGGCTACTTGAATTTCATCGTGGATCCATGCCATGAGACAATAATCTCCGTCCCAGTCATGTTGAAGCCCCAGTGCCTGTAGTCTCTCTTCTGTTCTTGTTGTCCATCGTTTACAGATTAGAGCCCCTGCTGATTGCAATAAGAGGTTCAATGCACTATGTAATGAGCGTACATATAGTTTTCTTCCATCAAGTCCTTTGAGCCACTTACGTTTATATCTGCGACATCTTGCTGATACATCATAAGGAGCTAAGGTATCCTTAATGCTACTGGATAGCTTCTTGATTGCTGGTGTATTCTTTAAGAATTTAGCCTTGAGTTTCTTGCCGTCCTCTTCGGTTCCTCCGACAATCTCACCAATCTTTGCATTACCTCCACCATAGAGGAACGCATAGATAAATGTCTTAGCTTGGTTTCTTGTCTCAAGCCCTGCGTTCATTTGGTTAGCTGTATGAATATCACCATTGAGTATCTCATGTGCATACGCTCCGTGGTCGAATGGTGCTAAGAAATGAGCTAGGCAACGTAACTCTAAGCCTGAGCAGTCAATGCCAGCTTCATACCAGCCATCAGGTGCTTTGAATAGTTCTCGACATTGGTAGCCATAAGGTTTGTCAATAGCAGGTACTTGAGCTACATTAGGGTTACTATGAGTAGCTCGTCCTGATACTGCACCATTAGGGTTCACCTTGCCATGTATTCTATTGTCGTCTCCTAAGAGCTTGAGCCATGCTTGATTTCCATCTGCTAGTTGTCCTAAGCGTTTCGATAACATAAATGCAGTGCTGTATAGCTTAGCAATATGACGTACTTCTTCGCTTGCCTTAGGATCATTGATGATTTCCTGTAGGCTCTCTTCGTCTAACTTTAGTTTTCTATTGATTTCCTCTCCGTCCTCATCTGTCTCGATTTCAAACATTGTGTCTAACCATTTATAACCAAAGTGCTCACCTAAGATATACTTGAGCTGGTCTCGTGAATTGATTTTAAACTCTTTGTATTTCTGTACAGGAACACCAGCTTTATATCCTAGTCGCTTATTGTCTCTCTTAGGAATGAATATGCGGTCAGGAATTGGTGGTACATATTGAGTGAGCTCAGTAGTGATACGCTCTAGTTCTTCCCTTAAGTCTACCTCAAGTTTCACTGCTTTTTGTTTGTCGAATGGGAAGCCATTTCGTTCTTGCTTCTGCATTAACCATTGAGCTTTGTGTTCAATCATAGAAGCGTGTTCTGTAAAACCCTTATCGACAAGTTTGTTGTAGAGCTTATAGGTAACTACTACGTCCTGCTTGTTGTAGGCTAACATTTCCTCATTAAAGCAAGCCCATGCGTCCTCATTGTCCTCGCTGTAGGTACCTTTGAGTTCTCCTAAGCGATAACCAAAGGCTTGTAAACTATAGCGTCCATAGAGTTTCTTAGGTAGTACTCCTTTTCTCATTAGTCCGATGTCTACATCTTTAATGTTTGAGTAGACAAGTCGTGCTAGTATTAGCGTGTCTATTACCTTTTCATGCTCAAATTTAACCCCATAGAGCTTCTCTAAGCATGGAACGTCAAACGCTATAACATTGTGTCCGCATATTTTGTCGGCTTGTAAAAGTTTCTGTACACCTTGCTCAATCTCATTAGGTCTATACTCAAAGTACTCTTCTGTTTCAGTGTCATAGACTACCATACAGTGCACTTTGGTTACAGTGTCAAGAAGTCCGTTTGTTTCAATATCAAATACCAGCATAGTTCTTTAAGAGCCCTTTGAGGTAGCTGTTTTGTGTTTTCAACTCCGCTATGTCGCTCTCGTTCTCCTCAATTAGTTTTTCAATTTGTTGCTTTTGTTTCAAACGTAGCCACGCTTGGAACTCAATAGAGATAGCTTCTAGTTTAAATAAGATTTTTAATAGCATGGTGTACAGTCTCCTTTCTATTTCTTCATGTAATTTCGTAAAGCGTGTTCTTTACGTCTGCCCTCAGAGTAGTTGCTAACTCGTCTTAAGTAGCCGATTACTCGTGTGCCATAATCAATCTTTTCTTTCTCACCACACTTAATGCAGTGATCTTCAGTGTTTACATTAATAAAACCACAGTTATCACAGATGGTTACAAGACAATTAAACGTCCAGTAATTACAGCCATACTCACCTGCTAAGCATAAGAGTTTATAGGCTTGCTCTTCAGTCAATAACTGAGCAATGTTTAGATGACAAGCTGAGCCACCATCAAGATACTTAACCATTTCTTTACCATGTAGTTTTAAGCGGTCAAGGATAGTCATGTCCGTATTCTCTACAGGGTAGAAGTAGGAATTATAGCAGTCTCGCTTTGTCTTAATGCCGTCCTCTTTGTCCCACTTAGCATTTTTAACACCTAAGTTTTCCGCTGGGACGAACTCAGTATTAAAGCGAACTTTGTAGTCCTTATAGGCTTCTTTGTTTAGCGTGTAGATTTGGTTTAAGAAGCCACTAACTGTCTTGATGTACAAGTCAGGATTTTTCACTGGGTCTACTCGTAAAAACTCCATGCCCTCAAGCATACCATTGATACCAATAGTACAGAATTGTTTGTCTAAGCTGATAAAGCCTGCGCTATAAGCTGGCAATAAGCCTGCCTTTAGGTAGTCCTCAATGACTGCTCGATGAGCCATTAGATACTTTTGTACTCGCTTGATTAAATCAGGGAATGCGTATACACCTCTATGGTGCTTCTGTAGGAATCGGTTCATATTGATAGTGATAACTTGTACACTGCCAGTAGATACACCGCCTGCACCTAAAGTATAACTAAAGGTATTGTCTGCAAGCTCATTGCGTAAACGACAACAACTTGCTAAGCTATCTGCACTTTCGCTTTGGTAGACAAAGAATGATAAACCTTTGCTCATGTGCTTAGCTAACATATGGGCGAACTCATCATCTTTAGGCTTGCCTGTTTCTTTGTCGACAAGTACTGCACTTGTGAGCACTGGGTACGTCAATAATTCTTTCTCTCGTTCTTCTCTAAACCAGTTCATAAAGAAGTCCTGTAGTTTAGCAATGCTTGTGTAATTCGCTTTGTCGCCATCAGGGAATGTGAATTCACCAAAGACGCTCTCGAAGTAGAACTTATCGAATACAGAGATATTCCAGAATACACTTTGATTGCCTCGTGCACTTGCTGGTTGATTAATTGCATAGACTACACCTTGTAGTTCTTGAGCAACTTCCTTAGCATTTTTCTCAAGGTAATTGTCGCCATAAGACTTGCGTGCAAAGTGGTCGAAGTACATTAAGAACTCTACTGTAGCAATAGCACCAGCGAAGCCACTGGCTACCTGATAGACAAGATTTACGAAGCTACCACAGAATGACTGTAGGTTTGTAGGAGCTGTCGAAGTACCGCCTAAAGGTTTAGTGCCCTCGAATAAGTAAGGGAACATATTGATACTTGCACAGTATGGTCGTAAAGAAGTCTCATCGTGAATGTAAATAAGATGGTTCTTAATGTCCTGTTCGTATTGGTGAGCGTACTCACTACCGAACATTTTAGTCAACTTATCCTCTACCATTGCTCGATTGATTTGAATTGTCTCGAACTTGTATAGTTCACTCTCAAGGATACCGATGTTTTTACCATCGACATTACTGTTAGGGTCGACAATAGAGCCATCAGCAGTGTTGAAAGAGCTCATATAGTTTTGAATAAAATTGACCTTTGTTTGAATTTGGTCGTCTGTCAGTTTATTTAAAAGTTGTTTAGCCATTAGTCTCCTTAGTGAAAAATGATGTAATATTTGTCCATTCGCCATTAGGCAATTTGTAAAACATTTTTTGATTTGTCGTAGGGCTTGCTAAGCCTCCTTGACATTCAATGTATCTTCCTACTTTTAGCCATGTTAAGTCCTCACGGCTATAAGGGAAGTCAATACAACCATGATAAAGTCCTACTGGGTATTTCTTAGAGATAGGTTTTATGATTTTCTCTAAGAACTCTTCAGGATCAATATCATAGTTTGTCGTACCACCCATGAATACTACTGCTGTAATACCTCTTTGAGTACTGATGTATTCCAATAGGTCGTCTACAGTTAGCCATTGGGCTCCATCGTCCGTCCAAAGTTCAGGACTATGGCAACCATCACAGTGCTGTTTGCAGTTACCAATCTCAAAGAATACTGCAATTTCATTAGGTAGTTCTGTTAGTGTTACTCCTTTACCCATCACTGGAATTTTCATAATGATAACTCCTTAGCTTTGTTATAGGTTTTCAATAGAGTTACATATTTGATCTGAGCTCTGTCGTGGTCTAAGTGCGATAAGGCTTCTTTCATTTCATCTTTAGCCTCTTGCACTTTGTACTCTAGCCATTCCATGTACTCATCAGTTTTTGTCAAAATTCAGGTACCTCGTCATCTCTTTCTATGTCGTTCAATAAGTCTGCGTCAGGAACCTCTAGGCGGTTTTTCTCTTTATTAAACCAAAGTTTTCCTCCTATTCCTGTATCACCTGTTTGTCGACATTTTAATACTCGAATTTGCACTAGGTTTTTCTTAACGTCGCTCTCGGCTTGTTGGTTACGCTCTAGTGCTATAATTGTGTCCGACAACTGAGCTATTGCTTGGCTACCTCTCAAGTCCTCAAGAGAAATGCTACCGCCCTCTTCAGCACTCTTCTTGCCATCTCCTCGTTTAAGATGACAAATACAGATAAGTCCTACTCCTAGCTCCTCACAAAGCTGTCTTAAGCGTGTCATAAGAATATCAATTAGCTTTCGCTCATTGTTACTCTCAATGCCACTTACGGCTATACTGATATGGTCTATGAGAATAAAATCACACTTCTCAGTTACAGCCATGTAGCGTATTCCCTTTAGTATTGAGTTATTATCTAAACTACCAAAGTGGTTATACATTATGAAATTGCCTGTGCCTAAAGTATTCGTAAAGGCTTCTGTAAACTTCTCATTAGATATTCCTTTACGACTAAGGTGTATTGGCTTGTTTAGGTATAAACCGATGTAGCCTCTAGAAGTCCTAAGGACGTTCTCCTCTAACATCATTGAGCCTATCTTTAAGCCATGTCTCATTACTAAGTCATAGCCTATCTCTCGGATCATCGTGGACTTACCTATGCCAGTACCAGCGGTTAGCATTGTTATTTCACCTTTGCGTACTCCTCGTATCATTTTGTCTGCCTTTACAGCCCATGGTAGGGAATACCCAGTTACCTCTTCAGGCTCTTCTAGTAGGTCATCAAGTAATGTATCAGCATTGATTATGTTCTCAGGTGTTACCTTTTTAGCATTCTCAAGAGCTTCTAAAAGCTCATTGCCTTTGTCTGCTAAGTAATACTCATTAGGGTCTTTGTACTGCTTGAGTGTAGCTATACGGAGCTTGTCAGGAGACAAAATACCCTCTATATCTTGAGCTCCTTTGCGTCCTGCCTCGTCATTGTCGAATACTACGACTACCTCATCGAAGCCCTCAAGCCACTTTAGATTAGCTTCAAATACCTTGCGTGCACTCTGTACACCGCATGGAATACTCACCACTGGCTCTTGATTTCCCAGTAGTTGACTAACTGTTAGACAATCAATCTCGCCCTCAGTGATGATTAGCCGTACTCCATTGTTGTATAGTTGCTGTCCAAAGAATGTAGTACTGAGCTTTCCTTTGATAGCGAATGACTTGTCTTTAAAGCGTAGCTTTTGTCCGACAAGAGTGCCGTACTCATCAAAGTAATTAGCGACTTGGCAAGGCTGTCCTTTGTAGTTCGTATAGTAGTACTGATACTTCCTACAGGTGCTCTCAGTGATACCTCTAGCTTTCAAAGGCTTCAATGTCATATCACTTATGAATGAGTTGTCAGTTGTCTTAGACTTCTCCTCGTTGTGATTATGATGTGTCTCACAAGAGAAGCAATAAGTGTGTCCGTCAGTGTACTCTGTGAGTGCGTCAGATGAGCCACAATCAGGGCACGGAAGATGAGCATTGAGAATTTCTGATGTGCTAGTCATGAATATCCATGTCGTCAATCAGTACTTCTTCATCGTCTGCTTCTATGTCTCGACAATTAATCTGAGCTTTTGCTTGCTCTATAGCTTCATTCTCGGAGACATTCTCAAGCTCGACTTCAAAGTACTTAACTTGCTTAGCATATACTGTGATGGCTTTATGCTTTCTGTCCATCATGCACTCGTATTCCTTTAGCTCGTCTCGTGTATCACTCAATGACTTCAACTCCTTTATATTGCTCTCGCAGTGCATTGAGTACGACTTCTAAGCTGGCTTGAGCTTCTTCAGTGATGTCAGATAGAACACTAATAGTAGTGTCATAATTGTCCATCTCACCAAATGCTACTGCTTCCTCAGGTCGGAACTTATTGACTGTTCCATCTGCTGTGATTAAGTAGTGGTGAGGGAAGAACAGGTAGCCTGCCTTTTGACTGTTTCTCAAGATTACTTGAGGGTCTTTGTCATGTAATGCGTACTGCGTAACTTTAATGTATTTTGTTTCTTTACGTTCTTTAAGTTTTCCGTATGCTTTAATTCGTTTTACCTCCTTTCTCTTCTATCCATTTCTTAGGTATTGCTGTACCGATATGATATTTAAAGTCATTCTTTTTGCACCAATCACTGTACTTATTAGCTTTTGTCTTATTACTGATGTAGTTGTCTCTCATGAATAGGAACCGAATGTCTAGCTCAGGGTGTTGCTTCTTGATTGCTAAGTGCTTACTTCTGTCCTCGGGTAGGAACAGCCCTTTGGCTTCGACAATAATTCCATTCGACAATATAAAGTCAGGCTTATAGTAGTGAGTGGTCGTGTATGGTACCCTTAATGTTTCATACTCAAAGGGTACCTTAGCTTTCTCAAGGTTAGCTTTTACCTTGCTCTCAAAGCCACTTCTAGTACTCTTGTCGGTACGCTTTTTAAAGCCTCCTAAGCGACTAAAAGTCCAGCCCTTAGCCATTCATTACCACTCTACTGCTTCATCATCAAAGTCATTGTCAGGCTTTTGAGCCACTTCAAAGCCGAAGCTCTCAGCTGTAGAGCCACCACCTGTATATTCTTTGAGTTCTTCTACAAGCACTGCATTTAGACGCAAGGTAATGCCATAGTTCTTAGAGCTCATGATGTATGGATCTGCTGTTACCTTTACTTTGACTTTAGAACCATTACCAATCTTTGTGCCTTTAGGAAGTGGCTCACCATATTTGTCGAATACTCGCAATGTGCGTTTGACAAGTTCGCCTGTTGTTTTGTCTTTAAACTCATGCTTTGTCTTAGCTTTAAAGCATTCACCATACTCTTTGTCCTCTTTGACTGCTAAGTTGATTGGTACTTTGCGGTTTACTTTCTTGTCTAATTGAGCCTCTGCTTCATTGAAGAGCTCCTCAAGTGCGTTTTTGAAAGCTTCTGTTTTCTCATCGCTCTCAAGTTTTACCATGATTGAGTAACCGATTTCTTTGCCCTCGTAGGTCTCAGGGCTGTCAGTGTGAGCCCAGCAAGCTGTACCGCTTAACATAAAGTCTTTACCTAGTTTTTGTTTTGCCATTTATTATCTCCTTTTGACAAAAAAAAAGAGCACTAATTAAGAGTGCCCTTAGAATATATTTTATTTACCTGTAGAACCGCTTTCAGTTCCTCGTTCAGTATCCTCGATTACTTCACCATCGACAAAAGTCATTGGTACTGTTTTCTCAAGCCAGCATTGAGCAATTCTCATGCCTTGCTCTAGCATTACAATGTGTTTACTGTAGTTGCGTACAAAGAGCATTACTTCGCCTCTAAAGTCCTCATCTACAATACCCTCAATGTTTGCTAAGCTGATTGGATAGTCTCGCCCTACACTGGAACGCAACTGGATACGCATTGTGTGTCCTTTAGGAATTACTACTTTAAAGCCTAAAGGAATTTCTGTAGCTTTCGTTTGTACTGTTACTGGAGGTACTGAGACTGTCATTGGAATTGTAATGTCCATACAGCCAGCTCCCTCTGTCTTTGCTTCAGGTACTACAGCTCCCTCTCGTGTTAGCTCGATGAGTACTTGCTCACCATTGATTGTGATTGCTTCTGTTTCTTGTGTTTTCTTTGGTCGTGCCATTAGTTCTCCTTTATTTTACTTGATTAATACCATTAGTAATTATATTGATGTAGTCATTTAGATTACTTTTGACTAATTCATTAGCCATATTTAAGTTGTCAGGTGTAATATATGAGGCTACTATCATAGATATAATAGTCTCTTTTGTTGGTATTACGATTGCAATGATTGTGCTTGCTACTGTCAATATAAGGCACTTGATTGCGTCCTCATACGCTTCTTCTGCCATAGCACAGGCTGTTGCAAAGCCGAATACAAACGTAATTACTGCGAATAGAATTTTAAAGCAAGTAGATATTGACATTGCATAGATTATCCATGGGCTGATGATTGGTTCCATCTTAGTCCTCCTCTACAATTCTAAAATAACGTCTAAAGAAAATATCATTTGGTATAGCTACTCGTGTTAATTCTGTCATATGTTTCTTGTCAACTCTTTGCACTGTAGTGCTTAGCCATGTTTCTTTACCTAGTTCTTCTTCATTGTAGTCGTTATTGTTGGTTGTATACTCTTTTATTACAAATACCTTAGTCCCTACTGGTAGTAGTTCCTTTAGTTCTTCTACAGTAAAGGTCTCAGCGTCATACCACTTGTTAGGTGTTAAGGTTTTCTTTGGTTCTTCTTCTTTTAGTAATTCCATGTCATCTTCATTGACATACCATGCATTCTCACTGTCGACTAAGTGTCGTTCTTTAGTTGCTTTCCAGCCACTATCTTTGTTATCTAGTTCGATAATGTAGGCTTTACTACATTCTAACCATAATTCTTCTACAGGTGTTCTAATAATTGTTCCTGTTTTATCACTAATTAATACTCTTACACGATCGCCTACTTTAAACGTATGTTTCCCATAGATACGCTCAGCGTCCTCTTTAAGAAATTCATCTGTCTCTTTCTTTTCGATTACTTCAATGAGCTTCTCTGCGTAGTGCTTGATTTTCTCTGCGTCCGACAAATCTTGCCCTTTGTCTCGTAAAGTATACTTAATGATATTCCCTTTGAGGTATGCGACAAATTCCTCAGTGGTGAAGTTTCGCTCCATGATTTCCCATGGTTGAATGTTTAGTTTTTCGTAGTGTTTGCTATTTGTATTCATGATGTTATCTCCAGTTTCCAGTTAAGTATGTTTGAATTAAGAATAATAGTTGTAGTCGTCTGTAGTAGACTTGTTGTGCTCTAAAGTTTTTACTCATTAGTCCTCCTAAATTACTCTGAACCAATTTCTGTAGAATACGCTTCCTGTTGATAACACTGTTTTTCCAAACCCATTTTTAGTAATGAATTGTACTCTTTCAGTTTTAATTTCTTTTAATTCAGGTCGCATTTCATCTTTATCTTCGTTTGAGTTTTTTA